CGCCGATCGAGAATTGATTGACCAGTTTTATGAATTTGAGAATATATTAAATGAATGTGATCAGTCGGAAGATGCATTTTCGGCGGTACCATTGAGATCAAAATGGTTGATCCGTATTGAGATTGACCCCGAGACTTTGTTGGAAAAGAATATTACGATGGACGACATTCATTTTGCGATATCAACATCACAAGGATCAGATGTGAGTTGCGTATTTTCCGATATGAATTCTAGTAATCTTGTATTCAGAATTAGACTTAATTCATCGGTTTTCAATAAGGGTAAGAAAAAGGGTGGCGCGGAATCATTAGATCAATCGGATGAAATATATTTATTAAAGAATTTCCAAGACAATGTTCTTAATAATATCGTGCTGAGAGGCGTAAGTGGAATCACAAACGTCAACCCGCGAATGATCAAAGATATGGTTGTTCTTGAAGACAGCAAGTATGTGCGAAAAGACACTTGGGTGTTAGATACTGTTGGAACTAATTTGCACGATCTATTCACATTGGATTTTATTGATTACACAAGAACATATAGTAATGATATTCGCGAGGTATATAATGTGCTCGGAATTGAAGCGGCTAGACAAAATGTAATCAATGAGTTTATGGAAGTGATGGAGGCGTCTGATGCCTATGTTAATTATCACCATCTAAGTTTATTATGTGATAGAATGACTGTGATTACCAATTTAGTACCAATGTTTAGATCTGGAATTTTGGGAGATGATATTGGACCAATCGCGAAGGGCACTTTTGAAATGCATACTGAAGTGTTATTAGATGCAAGTAGACACGGCGAGTTTGAACAAATGCGAGGTGTCTCTGCAAATGTAATGTGTGGCCAGCCCGGATATTATGGAACAAATTCATTCGGATTGGTTCTTGATATGAAGGCTTTGGAGAAAATGAATGATGTTGATATTAGTCGTAGTAATATTAATAATCAGATTGAGGAGTTATTCGGTCAGATGAATACATTTGATGAAAATTGTTCTATAAAGAATATTCGCGTTGATAATAATATTCACAATCTCAAGTCAAATGAAATGGGAACATGTGGAGATGATGGATACGAGATATTCTAAGTATATTACACTGAGTGGCTCATTGTTTTTTACGGTATAAAATTGAATTACTAATAAAAAAATAAATGTATAATAAAAATCAAAAATGGAGAATTTTATTATAATATTATCAGTGCTATTATTAATTATTGTGTTGAGAGTGTGTCGTGAAACTTATTTGAAACACACCGCTCTAATGAAATCTGCAAATTATGCAAGAACATTTGACGTACATTTCAATGATGATGACGACAAGATATACAAACAATATGTGTATAATTCATTACGGGTGCAGTAAAATTGAATACTGAAAATCGCTATATAGTAATATTATAAATAAATAAATAATACAATGACTATCCGAATTCTTACAAATATAAAAGAAACAGAATATGAAAAAATATTGGTCTTTTACAATAAATATAGGCCAGAAACAGCAAAACCACTAGAAATCTTAGACTGTGCAGAAGGCGGTTTCAAAATAGAACTTGATTATGTTAATCCAAATATAGACTATAACAAAAATATTAGACAAATGAGATGGTTCAATCAGCGGCTCGTTAAATATGGATTATTTGATAGCTTCACAAAAGATGAAGAAATACTCTTATTCAAATCATTGAGTAATGTTTTGGGGAAAAATAATATGGAATGGGAATAAAACAAACGAATATAAATATATGTGCATATTTTACTTAATAATTTAATAATGAATACAAGATATTTTTTTAGTTTATATATTAATTATTTTTTCACAAAAAATCAAATTAATGAAAAAAATATGCTGTATATGTTCAGCGATGATCCACGTGATTATAAAATATTATCCAAAGAAGAAATTGATATTAAAATAAAAAAAATGAATTTAACTGCACTATGTAAAGGCCAAAACAAAAAATATATAAAAAATTATTTGATGAATACTATTTATGTATGTAATCACAAAATAGTAAACCCCATATATGAAATAAGACTGAAGTTTTTGAAATACCGTGAGTTGGAAAGTAATGAGACCGAAGTATTTTTCGAATCACAGCGTTTATATCAAACCCTGTATCGTTTTATAAATAGAATTAAGATTAATAAAATGCGTAAATTTGATAATGAATATGATTTATGTATGATGCCGTTTTCATCAATGCCTATAAAACAGAGTTTGTGGCTGTTTGAAAATAATATAAGATTCCAATTTAATGTTCGCGACTTAATGAATATTGTGGTATCAGCACTTTCATCGAGTTTTTTTATGTTTGAAACTGCAAAAATGCCGAAAAATCCATTTACTAATAAAGAGCTCACTATTCATCAATTATATATGATATATGTGCGGTTGCGAACATTGAATATAAAAATACCATTATTATATGAATTGTTTCTGAAGGCAAATTTTTCACTCCCCAAATTCAGGAAGGAAAATGCGCGGTTATTAACCGAATATGCGATAAACACACATTATCGCAAAGATATTGTTGTAACAAAAGAACGGGTAATTGATGTGCTGGAAATGGTACGTGATTATTGTAATCCGTTTATGACTATTAAATTTCATAAGCAGTTTCCAATTCAAACAATTTATAATGTTTTTCGGCCATATTTGTTATTACGCGCAAAAGTGGTTGCATTTGGATGTAATAATTCAGCAGAAATGTTACGTTATGGATTGAAAATATTCCATCTTTTTAATCCATTGTTTGGGCATAAATATATTTATAATAATGGTGATATTGGGTTTGATGATAGGCATATTTCATATGGAGAAATATTTAATTGTAAATTTTATGGCGAAGATATAAAATCAATGGCTGAAATTGTTATACAAAATAAGAGCAAATATGGAAGTATTTATAATTTTGGTGTTGGTGCAATTGTTGATGTTCAATATGTTTTGATGAAGTTGCCTAATGATTTTTTTCCCAATACTGCTGTTGAAGAAGAACAACTCGAAGAAGACCAAGAAGAAGACGATGATCAAGAAGAAGAAGAAGAAGAAGAACAAAATTCAGACAATGATTCAGAAAATATAGAGGAACAATTTGATGATGAAGAAGACGATTATGACCCATAAATATATATGCAAATAACATAAATATTTTCCATTATAATAAAATACTTATAATGGAAATCGAATTTAATCCTGAAAACTTAGAGGCAATTTTTGATAATCGATATATTGATTTGGAGGTATATAATTTAATACATTTTGTTGAGTACAGTGGACTTCAAACAGAAACACCATTGAAAGATGAACATGGAAATATATTAACCCTTGATTATAGTAATAATTATATAAATAAAAGAAAGTTTGGATCGAAACATAAATGGGTAATGGATACTATTAATTTTTTAATTTTTGATAGGACTCGTAATTATCTATATAAACATAATGGTGTATTTGGCTATTACAATTTTACGACCAATACATTCCATAAGTTCCAAGAAGATATATCAACTGATGTATATAAATTTTATTACACCAATAAATCTCTATAATGTATAATACATATTTTGTCTAGTATGTATTATAGTTTAAGGCTTTTTGGGAACACGTATTGTAATAGGCGTGATCTCATCAAAAAATGCACTAATTGGTCTTGCTCTGGCGCCATAATCTTGACCACCGTTAAGAGCATCACGGATTTTCGGTCCCAAATCATTACTTTGAGCGGTTTTGCCCAAATCGTCTATAACAAAAGAACCATAAATCATTGATATTTCCGAGACAATATTCTTTTCATTTCCTACTTTTTTCTCAGTAGAAGGCGACATAACAAAATAGAACTTATCATCTGTTCTACGAGGGGTTCTTCCCATAACAATCCAACTATTGGATAAACGATGAGGATGTGGATCATTCAGAGGGTTTTTAACAGTGCCTTGCACAGAAGCGTTTTTATCTTTTTCAATAAAAATAATACCTGTTTGTTTCAGAGTTGTAGAGGGTGACCATAAAATGGTTGGTATATTAAATTTTTGCGATACAACCCAAATATCAAGAACTGATAACATATAGTCTTCCGGCATCGTATCTGATGTAGTCATTGCCCTTTCAAAATCACCACTCGAAACAGTTAGTCCCTTACCCTGTAACTTTAAAATGTTCATAATGACTTTTTGGTATTTTTCATTATTCCATAAATCGGCATAACCTTCCCAGATTTTTCGACGGATTTCTTCAAATGTAATTGGTCTCTTATAGAAATCTTGAAGAATATAATAGAGGGCTCCATAACTGCACTCAATTGGGGAGTCTTTAAATACAATCAATTTGGTACCCTTTTTGAAAACGACTGTTTGCCAGTAATTTGTGCTGTTCTTTTCACCTGCAATTGTAGTTACCGTTTTCTTACATCGATTCACATTTTCCATCAAGTCTAATTTATCGAATGCACGCTGTTCCTCGAGAGAAACAGAATTGGAATAGATTTGCGAAATCTTGGGGTCTGGGTTTGCGACCGCAAACGGCATATTTTTTACGTGATCATCGAATTTGAATGGTTTCATATCAGCAAAATAATTTCGCGCAAACAAGAATTTTTCCAAGATTATAAATTCGTTATCTGCTATTTTGTATTCTACACTTGAAATGCTCAAAAACTGTTTCGGGTATATCATAAATTGCTGGATTTTACCATATCGCAATGTTTCATCTGCTACTCGATAATAATATTCAATGCTATTGTCTACTCCTTCATTTATCAAATTTTTCTTTGATAATATCAGTTTGCATTTATCGCAAAATACCGCCGTTTTTTTACCTTCACAAGTGTAGGGGGTCTTTATAAAATCCTCATATTTATCATTGCTTTCCGAGAATTCCACAAAATTCATTAATACGCGTTTAAACAGACGGATAAGGACATTTAATCTGGGTTTGAATTTCATTGTTCGATTTGAAATCAATTCGATTACCTTATTACGCACTGCATTATTAGAGATAATGAGCGTTTTTAATGTCGATCTGAAAACCGAATAAAAGTCGTTTTCCAAATTCACACTTCTTACTACTTTGGTGCGGGCGGTATCTTCTTTTGTGGCCGTGGTGATTTCTTTTTCATAATCATCGTATAACACATAATTTTTGTCTTCAATCGAAATCAGACGATCTTGGTCGTGTACCATTTTCGGTTCTTGAATAACAGGAATAAACTGATTTGTTTCGGTCAAAATACCCATAATAATACCATTCTCTATTATTTTCATTCGGGGCATACAAGGAATATCACTATTTGATGCCTTGCTTAGTCTAACAAGCATATCCCGTGTATTTTTATATGACGTTATTAATGACGGTTCATCCATAACAATAATTGGATATTTTGGTAGAGGAGAAGACGGATGTGACGGAACATATATTTCTTCCGATACTCCTTTCTCTTTGATTGTTAATGCGATAATTTTACCTTGGAAATTCATTACTTGCCCGCGAATCGTATATTGGTCGTGTTTCAATATTTTTTCTTCGAGCACCGATAATAAAATCGGGTTTTCAAAAAGATATTTTGTGGGAAGAGATTGTTTTGGTTTGCAAATATTATTTACAGTATTGTTCATCATCTCTAATATCTTTTGAATATTAGAGGATAATGGTGATTTTGCAT